ACCATTTCTAGTTACTAGATCCGTAAAAGGATAGACTGTAATATAACCATTAACAAAAGTTTCATTATTACCAAATCCTGAACTAAATTGTTCTCCATGATTAAAAAAGGAATTGGCGAATGGACCAGTTCGAGCCCAAATTCTAGGAATGGCCCAATTAACACTGAATGAGAGCTCTTGAGTATCAGTGATATCAATAATTTTAACATATTGCTTATTCAAATCAGTGTCCAGGGAAATGAGAGGCTCCTGGGAAATGTTTGGTTCAAATACAACCATTATTTTTCCAGCATGGAAACTAGAACACGCAACATCAAATCTGAAATTAACAGTACCGTGCCACACATCAAAAGGTTGAACCGCAAAAGCAGAGGCAGTGGGTTGAAAAAATTGTTCTGCGACATCACTGGAAACAGTATACAATGCAGGAGTAACTTTAGATTGGTAGAGGATCGTTGACTGTTGAACATCCACAGGCGACCATTCAAAAGTATCTAAATAAGAACATCTGGAAGCCATGTGAGATATAACTAATTCGTCATCAGATGTACCACAGATGGAAGGATCGATAGTAAGTTCTTGTTCGCGATAGAGTGTTAATCGTTTATTAGTATCATCACCTGCAATATAACTACCATTAGTAAAGGGTTGATCCTTATAAAAATTAGTATCTAAGAATTTAACAGGCTTAGACCAACCAAAATAGGACGCTATCCTACCAAGGCTAGACGTTACAACAGAAGAGGCTCTGGCAAACCTGCCTATAACAGGTATATCGGACAAAGCATCACCTACATTCGTTAGAAATTCCATAGCACGTTCACCAGGACCAGCTATACGTTCATCAGATTCGATTCGTATCTCCATATGAGTTCCGGTGAGAGATCCTAATTCTACATTCTTGGCCGTAACATAAATTTGAACAGAAACGTCGGTGTTAACATCTGCGGAGGTAGAAGGCGGGTTAATCGTAGATATATACAAAGAACCTGCATTCTCCATATCTGAAAATGGAGTAACATCAGAGAGTACAGCCAAACTAGTGTTATATAATCTATGAGCTTGCTTTGTTGAAATGTAGGGACACTCAAGAATAAGAGGAGTATTCTTTCTAACATCTATAATTCCAAATTGAGGAGATTGAGATAGATAGTTGAGAAAGCCTTCTCGACGTTCAGGATTAGTGATAGCAAAGGTAGCATATGAATCCAAAATGCGATTTTTAAGAGGATATGGTTGATAGGACGCCATCAAATGACCGTAATGAAATCGAGTTCCGACGACGTAAATTTTAATCTCAAGATCACATCGTATATACCCATAATTACGTAGTTTAGACCTTACTAAAGGATCGATAGACCATAAATCCCAAACGGGGAAATCTAAATCAACCTGAGAGCCAATAGGCAGATTAAAAGTACCGATATCAACTGCTCTCTCAAGGAAACTAGACAAAGAACCAAGTTCATCGAGTCCAACATCAAGATAGGAAGAAGTAATGTCACCTTCATGGTCTGGTTCGTTAGCATCATCGTCGGCAAGATTCTCCATAATAGAAAAACTCTGGTCGGTAACCTCACCATCATTCATAAGATCTGGGAGAGATTCAATCACATAAACTTTCTTACGTTTCTTTGATATGCTATTAAGAGCCAAATTAAGGCCCCTTTCCTCACATTTAAGCTTAAACCATTCAGATAAAGAAGGATCCTTACGGAATTTAGATGAATATTCGTCAAGGGAACCTCCATAAATGGAGGACAAGGTGGAAATTTTATTCTTGCAGATTTCCAACTGCACTTTAATAAGTTGTTCAGTACACGAGTTGTGAAACGGGAGTGTCGTGCAGTCCTCCCGAGTAAAATTGTCAGCAGCTTCAAATATATAAACGACTTCACTTTTTATAGCTGCGTGAGGTCGAGACTCGTCGTTACTACAATCTTCAATTTGACAAGATGAAGAAGTAACGTCATAACGAGTAGTCAATTCAGAATATGTCGGAAAATGTCTTTCTTTGACGTCGGTTATTGAATAATAATCAACCAACATATCTGCTAAGGCATCGCGAATTCTATTAAAATTGTCAATACCAGGGGAATGAAAATAAATTTCAGAAAGTGCACTAACGCACTTATCAACTATTTGCTCATGATCAGAAATAGAGCTGGAAGGCAAAGCCCATGCAACCATTTTAAACACAGAAAGGGGATCAAGAGGACAAACTATGCGATCAAGGACACTATGATAAACAAAAGTCCTCTTTAAAAACGACGCATCATCAATTGATATATAATTAGACACAATGTCACCCTTAGAAGCGGTGGTAAATTTAAGACCATATAATTCCTTACATAACTTAGCATAAACAACTGCATTAAAAGTAGGGCACATAGCTTTAACGGCCATCAAAATGTCATCTCCATACGCAGCGATGAGAACATTAATGAAAAAAGTTCCGATATCATGACCAGAGGCATAGTAAGCATACATGGCAAGAATAACATTTTT